CGACCTGGAAACTGTGGGTCGATGGCGTTGCGCAATCAGATTACACAGGGGGATGGGGGACGGATAAAGCCACGGCGACTCACGGCTGGGTGCATGCTGGATTCCCTGCTTATTCCAATTCCGATATTGGTGGAGTAGCGGTGTACAACACCGCACTTGATGCCACCAACGCTCAACAGCTTTCGACTTATCTCGCCTCTCTGGTGGCTTAATATGCAGCATCCTGTTTCGCTACGTACCAGTGATCCGAAGTTTGCACCGGGATGGGAAACGATTGCTTCGCCATCGCTACCTCTGGCGTTGGCACAGACACGATCACCTGCTTACACCGCAGGATATAGGACACCGGGAAGCTATGAAGTGGCTTACTGCCTGGTGGACGAAGTCGGCTCGATCAGCCCGCCATCTGCATCAGTCACCATCAATCCCACGACAAACGATTGGGATATTGTCGGCACCACGCCGGGATTGCCTCTCTGGGTGAGAGCGGGCGGCATCTATTGGGTGTGGAGACCAGTAGGAACCACGCAATGGAATCACTTTGCAGTTGACGGCAATCGTAACCACCAATGGCAGGCGATGCGACCATTCAAGGCAATCTGCGGATGGCAGCATACTTTCGGTGGGCATTGGTTGTATGCAGCGGGTAACTATTCCAGTTTCACGTCGTTCCCTCCCTCGTCAATTCTTTCCAAATCGCCACCTGCACCTGTGGTGACGCTGCACGAATGCCCTGACGTGGCTTTAGAAGTGGCGTTTAGCTGGGCATGCAATCAAAATGAGACGGCGCTCAGCCCGATCCTGACAGTAGCAGCAACCAATGGAACACCAATACAACATGCACCATTTACCGTGAGCAGGCAACTTGCCGCAGGTAACCAGCAACCTCCACAGGGTGCGTTGGGTATGTTTCTATACATGCGGAAGTCAGGCACCACACAATGGCACCGGCAGCCGTGTCTGGATGGCCATACGGGCTATCTCTGGCCACTGGATTTGTCTACGTTCCAGATCACTCGTTTTGTCGAAAGTGGAGTGCAACCAGGGCCAGCGAACGGCAAGAGCTATCTCAGCAGTCTGCACAAGGCATTGCGCTATTGGAAGCGTGATGTGATTGTGGACAACGATCAAACCATCTGTTGTCCGCTTATCAGTGAGTTCAGCGGGCCAACGTGGGACTTTCAGCCAATCAACCATTTTGTTGCCAGTTTCGCCGTGGGTGCCACACAAAACGGATCGTTTACGTTGACAGTAGATGGTATCACCACACCACCGCTTCCTTGCAGTTTTGACCATGCTGTATGGAACACTACCTGGCAGGCAGCTTTCGATGCTGCTTTTGGTGCGGGTGCTATCACGATAGGCGTGTTCGGGGGGAACGATTCTCCCAAGTTTGAACTGACCGGCAAGTACGCAGCCACCGATATGACGGGCAAGGTCAGCTTTGAGGTGAAGAACGGCAACGGCAACGTGATTGTGGCAGATAAGGTTGAGGTGGCAGGTCGTGGATGGGTGATGAGTCAGGCTGACGCTAAATTCAACCGCACGATCAGCACCAGCAATGCAGGCGTCTGGTACGTCACCGATTCCGGTACTACCCCCGATGGTGTAACGGACTACCCGATGGGTTGGCCGATGTGGCTGGAGTGCAGCCAGAATACCCACCTGATTGGCTGCAAATTCACCATGACGCAAAGTAACTGTGGTGTGGCAACCTGTGACAACAGTGGTGGCCAGTGTTTTCATTTGCATCTCAAGAATGTCAGCGTAAATCCGCATTTCAGCAACACGCGATCGGTCACGTTCGGGTTACGATGTCTGGAGTTTTCTGCAGCCGGTCGTTATGGCCATAGTTGTTCCGAGTTGATTGCCGAGAACTGTTTCTTTCAGGCAAAATTCCCCATCGTGATGGAAGGCAACCAGACAGTCAACTGGCAGATACGCGACTGCAATCTGTACAGCGATGGCAGCGGTGATTCAGCGATCCTGACAGCCAACACTGGTAGCTCAATTCAGTTTGGCGGACGCACCACTGCTGACAATGCACGGTGCCTGGTGGCATCGGTTTGGTGCCAGAGTGTGTTTATTAATGAAATCTTTGTGGATAAAGGTTTTCCTTGCCTCGTTTCGAGCAATGCCAACAGTTTCACGAAGCTGACCATCAACGGCGGCAAGATCAACCAGATCATCAACTTCCGTGATCGGATGCTGGCGGCGTTGGAATACGAAGGGCTAAGCAATCAGGCTGCATCTCCCTTAAGCGACTATGAGCTAGAGTCTCGGTTCTTGTTTATGAACGTGTTTGAGTCGCCAGCCGGGCCAGTAGAGAGCAACACGATGAAACTGGTAACGGACAATCTGGCAAGTCAGCATAATTCGCCGGTGCGGGCAAGGATGGTGACGCCGAAGACAAACGCTGTGTACAAGCCGAGAGTGATCGACGAAGTACCTAGTTTGTTCCAGGCGTTGCCGCCATAGTGTTCAAGAATGCAACACAGAAATTCAACCGACAGTGAAGTAAGGAACATATACAACCAAACACTATTTGCAGAATAATACACTCGATAAAACAGGTTTGGCGTATCCAACGGAGAGTGTAAGATGACGCAATCGCTCACGATAACCCCGGCAAGGATGATGAACATGGATAGGTTGATTATCGGGATTGCCGTTATCTTTGTTACCATGCTGGGAAGCACTACTGTTACCAGCCTGGAAACAATGTTTCTCAGGGCAGTTAAGACAACGCCAGTTGTGGCCGCACAAGATAATGGAAAAACCGCTGTAGCACAGGCAGCATCCAATAAGCGAGAAGATGAAAAGATAGCCAACGAACACGCCAGGGTAGAGGTGCTACGGAACTCGTTCTTGATGTTGTGGCTGATTGGAGGGGTGATACCGGGATCAGCCGTCGGTGTCGTACTGAAACAGGTCACTGGTTACAAAGCACTCACTCACGCCACTGTATCGGTATGCACTTCAGTACCAGTAACTCCATATCTGCTTAAGCGGTATACCGAATGTGCGCCAGAGGAATGCTTCATCGGTGGATTCATCGTGGCTGTTTCAGCATGGTTTGCGTGGGAAGTTCTTATGCTCTGCTATGCACGAATCAAGAAAGCCGCCACCGAACGAGGTATTGGTGGGGTAGTTGAAGAAGTGCGTGGTAAGGGCAAATGAGATACAAACTGCCCAGGATGGCGCATATCTTTCTGCTGTTTGTCATAGCAGGACTGACGGGTGGATTCATTTTCTATGCGGGGTGGAACATGGGCAGCGAATATCGCAAAGAAGTCATCGAAGCCATGAAGGCCAACCAGATACACACAGCCAGTGTCGCCCTGGCACAATGGTGTGCCGCTGACAAGAAGTGCAAGACAGATCCAGTGTACCTGGCCACGCTCACCACGATACATCTCAAGAACGGCAAGGTTGACGCCGCACGGTACAACCTCGACAGACTCATGAAACTCTTATCGGAGAAGTAGCATGTGTGTTTACCAATGCATCAATGGCAAGGGGGTGTTGCTGTCAGGTGATTGCCCAGTAGTGCCATGCCCACAAACGACGCCTGACTGCGAGAGTCTGGAAGAAGTCTACACAGTACCATGCCCTCGTCCGTATCAAGCACCGGTTCCGGCAGTGCCGGAAGAAAAGTCTTGAACATTGTTCCTATGCGGTGTATGTTGTGCGGTAACTTACGTTGGAGTGGTCATGAAACGCTTTGTATTGTTGATGCTGCTGGTTAGTAGCGTAGCACAGGCTCAAGAAGTAAGAACACTGGGTGAGATGCCGACGCAACAGCAGGTGTCGTCAGCACAAGATACTATTAAGAAAGCTCAGTCGTCACCCACCAGTTTGGTGATTGGTGGATACGCTCTAGTCAACATTGAGATAACTACGAAACTCACTCGATATGTCGTGCCAGGCAGTGACGATTGCCTTAAGACCATCTTCCTCCCCAAGGGAACCAGCTACGAAGGCTGGCTGCGATCCAAGGATTCACCGGAGTACAAGTGGACCCTGATCGCGCCTGATCCTAAGTACGATCGGTTGCTTGTTACTGGTACGGTGAAGGGTACGGCAACCATTGTCTGGATGACGGTGAAGGATGGCGAAGCGGTAGTGGTGGCAGCGTTTCAGTTCTCAGTCGGAGGCGGAGCGCCCAAGCCACCCGAGCCTGACGTGGTGCCTGACACCCCGCTCATTAAGTCCCTGCGTGGCGCGTACCAGCTTGACAGCGTGGCAGGCATCGGCAACAAGGATCACCTCGGCAAACTCGAAGGCGTCTACTTGGCGTTGAGCACTGCTGATCTATCCAAGATCGCCACGCAGAAGCAACTGACCGAACTGATGGCGACCAGTGTGAAGAACGCTGGCATCCCTGACTACAAGACCAGCCTCACTAATCTGCGGAAGGCACTACAGACCGATTATCTCACCCGGCAGGGCATCAGCGATGACTCTGCCAGTGACAGCAAGCCGATCAATCAAACTCTGGTGAAACAGATGTTCGCAGACTGGGCTGCTGCTTTGGACAAGCTCGGGCAATGAGCCTCTACGATTTTTACCAACTGCTTATCGCAGTTATGGTTGGCTGTATCTGGATGGCATCATACTTCAGCGAACCAGAATGACTCCCGAAACTTTAAGGACTCGCAGACATGTCGTTTACTCCATCCTTCGGACGCTGGGAAGATCAAGCCTCGGTGGATCGCGTTTTTGGTGCGATGCGTGACCCATTCATTCGCCAGGCTGCACCGAACCTCTTCACTGCCGACGACAACGCTGATGTGGATCTCTGCCAACTGTACGAAGCGGCCACCGGGCGCAAGTGGAACAGCCGCGATCAGAATCCTCGCGGTTTCTGCGTTGGCTTTGGCAATGCCAAGACTGCCTCGCTCTCCATCGCCATGATGGCTCATGCCGGGGAAATCACCGACCCTGGCGCGGACGTGGCCATCGAGCCAGTCTATGGTGGTATGCGGTACGAGATCGGCAAGATTCAGGAAGGCAGTAGCCTCTACCGTGGCGATGACGGTGGTGTTGGTGCCTGGGCTGTTGACTGGCTCTTGAAGTATGGCGTGCTGCTGATGAAACAATATGGCAGCATCGACTTCACCAGCTACAGCGAACAGCGTTGCGATCAGTACGGTTCACGTGGCGTGCCTGATGAACTGGAACCTATCGCCAAAGAACATCCGCTGCAAAAGGCTGCACTCTGCCAGTCGGGCGACGACGTTTGGGCGCTGATCGGCCAGCTCCACCCGGTGGTGCATTGCTCCAATCAGGGCTTTGCGATGAATCGGGATAGCAACGGTGTGAGTCGACCACAAGGCTCATGGGCTCACTGTGCTGGCTGGAACGGGCGATTCACGCTCAAGGGCCGCAAGTACGTGCGTTACGACAATTCGTGGGGCGGCTACCTAGGCGGTCCTATGACCGTTCAGGGCGACAATGGCCCCATCAATCTCAATGCCGATCAGTTCCTGGTGGAACTCGGCACGGTAGACCGCATGTGCCGCGATGGCCGCGAAACCTATGCCTTCACTGGTCCGCTTGGGTTTACCTCGCGTCGTCCGTTAGGCTTGGCGTAACTTTCCGCCTCGCTGCGGCGGGGCTTTTGTTCTCTTCTTAGGGGTATCTCTATGCCGTTCAACATCGGCTCTCTCGTCCAGTTCGACCGTTCCAAGCTCGATATGGTCGCTTTCCGCAAGTGGCTGGTGTCTGGAGCACAGCTACTAGAACCCGCTGTCATCACGCCGGGGAATATCGACAAGGTACTCTTCTTCGACAATCTGGAAGGGTTGGTCGAAAAACTCATCAACCAGGTGAGTAACGAGAATCACCTTGTGGTTGGTGGTGCCATGCCTAGTGAAGGTGTTCTCATCGCCGGTGACGCGACTGTGGGTGAGATCAGCACTGGCGAAGTCTCTCAGTACCTCAGCCAGTTCAGTAACGTCTCCGCTGAAACGCAGGAGATTTTACGAGCCAATCCTCACCTGGTTCGTCGGCTTCAGAAGTTTAGCAAGGAAGACCAAGAGAAGATTGTGGGCAACCCCCTCCTGCTCCTGGCACTCCAAACTCTACTCCCAATCCTGTTCCAGTTCCTGCTGAACCGCTTCAAGTAAGAGAGGAGGTCGATCTATCTCGGCGTAAAGCCGGTCCGTGTATCTCCACCCTTTCTTAGAGGAGTCAGTGTAATGCGATTCATGCGTATGATTGTCGCCGTGGCAGTGGTAACGCTCTGGTGCTTCACCATCGAAGCCAGCGACCGCAAGAAAGCCCGCAGTCAAGGTGAAAGTGCTGTAGCGGTGGCTCTGGCATCCACGCCAGAAACCATCGAAACTCCCAAGGTCTACGGTACCAGCACTGGCAGTAACGATGCTCTCGATGAAGTCAATGCGTACCGTGCCAAGCGCGGCTTGCCTCCTTTTTCTCATGATGCGGGATTAACGCAAGCCGCCTTGGCATGTGCGAAAGAGCGAGCACGACAGGGTATCAGTGGCCACCTCCCCAGGGAGATAGGCGAAGTCGCTGGTGGTGTGAGTGCAGACGCCGCTGGTTGCGGTGCTCTCGATGATTCTTGGGGATGGGCTACCTGTTGCATGGATGACAGTTACAGTCATGCGGGAGCAGCCTGGGTGCGTGGTAGTGATGGCAAGCGCTATATGCATCTGTTTGTCAGACATGGTGATAACAAAGCCAAGCCTGCTGTACAGGCCACTCCATCAACTGAAACAGTAACAGCCGGTAGTTGTGCTAACGGTAGTTGCGGTACAGCCTCCCGAGTCTCACGACGCAGGCGATAACATGGTGTGGAACATCTTTCACCGGTGGTGGAACAAGAAGTCCATCACTGGTTACTTCATAGTTGGACTGCCCACTGAACAACGGGGACCAGTGGTCAAGACCCCCCACAAACAACAGTTCCCCTTCCCGTATGGAAAGGTCATCCTTGCTATGCAAATGACAGCAACTCAGTATGTCACCGTTTCGCTGAAATGGAAAGACAAGAAGTCCAATCCCGCCAAGGTGCAGGATCCGCAATTCATCGTGTCCAACTCCGAACTGCTTGCCATTAAGAATGAGAAGCATGAGGAAGTTGATGGTGGAACGGTATCATCCTGTGAAGTGTGGGCAGTTGGACCGATTGGTACATCGGCAGTCTCACTGATTGGTGATGCAGATCTCGGTGAAGGTGTCAAGACTGTTCGGTTCGATGGCCAGATACTCATCGTCGGTGGCCAGGCAGTGGCAGGCACGCTCGATTTCAGCCTGCCCCAGGAGCAACCAGACGAACCGCCAGCACCTCCTGCACCACCGGCTGATAATCCACCATCCGAATAGCAGGCATGCTCCTTCTCTGTGAAGGTGCTTGGAGAGAGGCCCGCAGGCCCCCTAAAGGCTGCGGGCTGTTTCGCTCAGGTGATCCATGAAAAAATGTCTACAACATAAAGACAGAAAAGTGTATGCTCGAGGTCGTTGCGAGTCTTGTTACCGCAGCATTATCCGCAGGATGAAAGAGGAAGGGTTGACCGACAGGCAGATGGTCCAACGGAGGTATCTCCTCCCGCGCGATCCGCGATGGAAGCCGAGAAAGTTCCATGAGGTGCATAAACCATAGTGAGCATGATGCCACACGGCGTGGGTTGTGCGATCAATGTTACAGGTCACTCTACAGACGCATCGCGCTGGGTGAGACAACATGGCAGGAAGCAGTAAGAAAAGGAAAGGTACTAGCCAGGCAGGGGGTAGAACCAATCCCCATGAAGTTATGGCAGCAATGTCTGCGTTCGCTAGATCAGGCGGTCGCACGTCGGCAGAAGATCTCGCCAATGCATTGACAGAAGCCTACGGTGGTGCTCAGGGACTGGCCTTACTCATCAAAGAACTCACCTTCGCCAAAAGCACACAGCCATCTACCGTAGTCAAGATCGTATCCAGTGTCATGTCGTTTATCGAGCGAACCGAAAAGAGAATCGGCGGGCAGGCTCGTCTTAAAATGATGAGTAACGAAGAGGTGGAAACATCCCTCTGTAAACTCCTGGCTAAGCACAATTTCGTTGTGCCTATCGAAGGGGTGACGCTCCATGCCACGCAAGTCGAACATTGAGCATGCCAAGTGGCAGAAGATCAAGGCTGAAATCGATGCGATGGTACGGGTTAACCTGCCCGGCACATGGACGAAAGAGGACTACCGTGAGTTCATCGCACTCTTTGCGGAGCATGAGGAACGTAAGAAAGAAACCATCATCCTCTATAAACCGCTCCCGACCGCTCAAAAATTCCATGAGTGCATGGATCATGAAGTAGCCTTGTCAGGATCGAACCGGGCAGGAAAGACTTGTACAGCATCAGGTGAAGTAGGATACGCTGCCACCGGAAAACACCCGGTCCAGGGTAAGTATCCCGAGAGTGGCATCCAGATTGCCTGCGTGGGTAATGATGGCAGGCACTTATCGTTGATGTATGAATACCTGTTCGAGAAAGCACAGTTCAAGATATTCAAACACCCCAAGACATTTGAATGGACCGTAGTCAACGAGAATATCGAAGAACACACCAGACATAAAGACCTGTGGATAGATGCTGACCCTATCATCCCCGACCGTTACATCCGTGGAGGGATAGAGAAAGGCGTCTCCTGGGAAAACCAGAAAGAGAAGATACCCAAGTCGGTATCGCTTATCAACGGTGGCAAGATCAGGTTCTACTCAGGATTAGTCAGGAAGATGCCCCAGGGGCGCAAGTTCCATCTGGTATGGATGGACGAAGAACTCGACCATCCCAAACGGTGGATCGATGAAATGCGTGCTCGTATTGTCGATTTCAACGGTCGTATCTTCTGGTCAGCTACTCCACAGAACGCTACCGATGAGTTCCTGGATTTCGAGATGCGGGCGGAAGATCCAGAGAATGCCAACAAGCCATTGTCTGAGCGAACGGGTTATTTCCTGATGTTGCAGGAGGATAACATCTACCTCTCACGCCAAGGTAGCAAAGCGTTTGAATCGAAAATGAAGATGGATACAGAGCAGTACCGCACCCGCTGGCAAGGCCAGTCTGCCCGGTCGTACCTGCTGGCTTATCCAGAGTTCAAGAAGTTTCTACATGTTGTGCCAGAAGTCAACCTACGGTGGGAGGATACCCGCTACATCGTGGTTGATCCCGGTGTAGAAGTGGCGGCTGTACTCTTCTGTATTGCTCCTGAAGTCGAAACGAACCCCGATAAGGTGGCGTTGTTATCCGAGCCGGAGAGGTGGTATCGTACCAGGCCCGGGTGTATTGTCTGCTACGATGAGCTCTACATCAAACAGGCCAACCCACAACTGGTAGCTCAACTGACCAAAGAGAAGCTCGACCAGCATCACCAGAGTTATCTGCGTGAAATGATTATTGATTACAAAGGCGGACGCGGTCTGAGTTGGAAGGGTATGAAAGAGGGGGAAACGGCTGAAAGTGTTTACATGGAGAACTTCCAGAAGTTCGATATTAACCCAGTGGTTCCCGGCTGGCAGTATGGATCGCATGATATACGCACCGGCATTGAGCGAACGAAAGACTACCTCGTTCCCCAGGTAGAAGATCGCCTGCCTATGCTGTTCATTGCCAGTAAGTGTGAAAAACTCATATGGGAGTTTGGGGCGTGGCGTAAGAAGCGTAACGCATTGGGTGAGTTCATCGGGTATGAGGATGGCAGGAACCATTTGCTAGATTGTGTGCGTTATGCTACAACAAGGGGGTTGCCGTGGGTGCCGCCCCCCAATCCTGTCGGCCCGAAACCATTCGGCGCGCGAGAGTATGGGAAGTTGCTTAGTAACATCCGCAGCGGCAAAGCGTTCTTTCAGTAGGAGAATCCATGAGTGCTGTAGCCACCCCACCGGCTGTTCCACATGCGGACACCAGGGGTCCAATGCGAGGACTACCCCCGATCCCACGGATGATGACTGTCACCGAGGCGCAAGCCAAGCGACAGAAGTACGTCGCCCCTGATGTTATGTGTGGCGAACCGTGTTTCTACCGCAGACAGAACGACCAGAACGAATGCATCGGCTGGATCACCAAAACGTCCAACCGTGCATTCACTGTAATCATCGCAAGGCCAGGCTACACGCACGAAGAGAAAACCTCCGTTGCCTATTGGGACCACACTCTGCCTAACCCGGCAGAAACCGGCGATCCCATGGCAGCTTACAATAACAACGGGTCATTTCGCCGCACCCCGTTCTTCATGAAGTTGGCAGAATCTGCCATGGTTTCGTCTGCCAAGAAGGACGATACCATTATGGAAATGCTGGCAGCAATGCAGGCTGAGATTGATAAACTAAAGGCTTCCGGCAGTGACGGAACCCGCCGCAAGCAATAATGAGGCAACCCGATGTTCGTTCCAGGCAATCAGCTTAATGATGGTGGATTGTTCCGAGAACATCGGGATACCTGGCTCGAAGCTATTCGTGCAGGTCTGGCCAAGAAACGTGATGTGTACGCTAAGGGTGCAGAAGAATGTCAGCGGTTCGTCCTTGGCGAGCATAAGTATCTCTTTGAGCCGAAGTACATCACCGACCAGATGTACCTGCAAGTCGGTGCTAATGTCGGTCCCGCAGGACGCGACAACAAGCCTATCCGTATGCCTTACTGGCGAATCTCGGACAACTGGGTAGCCAAGTTTGTCCAGATCATGACGCCATACCTGACGCAAGGTCAGGTGGTACGCACTGTTAAGCCAAAGAAACCCTTCATTCCGCCGCCAATTACCTATGGCATCGATCAGCCTGAACTACAAGCGATGAAGTTCAATGACAAGAACTTCATGGCAGCAAACCCGGGATACCTGATGCAGCAGCAGATGGCCATGCAGCAATATCAGATGGATGTGATGCAGGCCAACATACAGTTCATGATGCGGGACACCCGGTCCACGATGTTGCAGGAGATGCTGAATTATTCGGTCCAGGAATTGAACCTCATGAAGGACCGCCGCGCCATCGTCGAGGATGCCTTGATGTATGGATTCGCTGCATTCAATACCGAACTGGTGCAGATGCCTGGAACGAATAGCATCCTGGTGGGTAGCAACTATATCCTGGCTAACGATATTGTTTGGGATCCCGACACCATGACGGAGAAAGATGCTAAGTGGTTGGCAGTGCAATGCCGAGCCACAGCATGGCAGTTCTCCAAACTATTCAATGTCCCCGAGGAGCAGATTAAGCCTAACCAGCGAAGCACTGTAAGTGAAGCGTTCTACAAGAAACTCGTCATTGATGAAGGCGGCGCAGGCAACACCAGACACCGGGATAACCCACTGGATGAAGTGGTATACTGGAAGGTCTGGTCCCGCATGGGATCAGGTGCAAGAATGCAGTTGCGAGACAAACGTCGCCCTGAGATGGAAGCTCTCGACGCAGAACTGGGCGACTACTGTTTCTTCATCGTTACCGATAGTGTGGATTACTGCGCTAATATGTCGCCTATGCTTCTTGACCAGGCGATGTCTCTTCAGAACATGGCGAACTCAGGTCAGCCGCAGATTGATCCAGGCACAGGTAAGCCTATCAACCCGCTTGACCTGATACGGCAATCGACACAATGGCCAACGCCCTACTACCTCGACATCGATGATCCTTGGCCGATCACCACGCTGTACTTCCATCGTCGCAATGGTAGCCCCTACCCCATCCCTCACTTTGAATTTGCTCTCAGCTATCTCAAGTTCATGGTGTGGGTGGTATCTTTCGTGGCCGATAAGTGCTATCGGTCGATGCGTGATATCTGGATTATCGATAAGCAGATTGGTGAGCAACTCAAGGAAGCCATTGAGAATGGTGATGATGAGTGCATCGTCACACTCAAGGACATGGATCAAAAGACGATTAAACAGTTCTGCGATTTGATATCAGCACCGGAACTCAAGTCGTCAATCATGGAAGTGTATCAGTTCTTTGAGTCCAAGGTTGAGCAGATGACTGGTCTGACGGACCTGATGCAGGCCCAACTTGCCCGCAGCCTCCGTACTGCCACCGAAGCTCAGGTTGTCAGTGACGCCAGCCAGTTGCGACCACGCGATATGGCACAACGTGTGAACGAGACGGACACCCGAGTAGCACGCAAAGAGAGCGTGGCAGCGCTGCTTCATTACCAGCCACAAGACATTGCTCCCATCCTCGGTGTCCCTGGTGCCAATGCCTGGCAGCGCATCACGCAGGGGCAGGACATTATCTCGGTACTCAGGGAATCTGACCTGGATGTGATTGCCAGCCAGGGGCGTATCCTCGACCTGAATACACGGGTAGACCAGAGCAATAAGATGGCACAACTGGTACTGCCTATGCTGATTCAGATGGGGCAAGCCACCGGTGTCTTTGGCCCCGCTAACCGGGTATTGCGAGAGATTGCTGAAGCCAACCAGATTGACCCTGAACTGATGGCAGCATTCCCCGATATGCCACCTCCCCAACCTGCACCGGCCAAGGGGGTAGCCTCAGCACCGAGCCAGAAGAATCCGTCACAAGGTCCACAGTAATGCCTCTCTATACCTACCGCTGCAACGGCTGCGGAAAAACTGAAGAAGTCCTGCAATCCTTCAAGGAGTTGGAGCAGGGCATCGATACGCCAGTATCCTGCTGTTGTGACGGTAGTTTTGAACGGCTGATGGACCAGGCCCACATCGGTTTGTGCGATACATCGATGCTCCGATCGGCGCTGCGAAGCCGGGATCAGTTCGATAATCCCAAGGATGACCGGGGTGAGTACATCGGCGGCATTGCCAAGCGTGCTGGTGTAGACACTACGGGAAGATGGTACAATCCATCGATAGCCAGATTCCTCGGAGATCCAGAAGCCTGGGTAGGCAGCATGGATGAAATAAAGCAGGTCTGCAACCGACGAGGGTGGAGGTACACCGTCAAGGACGGTAACATCCTTATCCAAAAGCCGATGGAAGTACCAGCGGCAGCAGGGGGAGCGGTATGATACGGACTGCTGCCGACTATCAGCGTGCTCTCATGCGATGGCTTGGTTCAAATGATAACCCGCAGGCGGTTGAGGACTGCCGTGAGGCTATTAACGACGCACTCAAGGAAGTGTGGGGCGAATACGATTGGCCATGGTATCAGGGGCAGCAAACCATTATCGTCAATGCTCCTTATGACACCGGCACGATAACCTACGATGCCAGTACCAGACGGTTCACCCTGACAGGCGGCACCTGGCCAGAATGGGCGGAATACGGTGCTATCCAGATTAGTTCCAAATACGCCCTGGTAGACAGGCTTATTTCATCAACAGTCATTGAGATCGAGGAAGGAAGCCAGTTTACTGCGGACATCTCTACCGCGACGGCGTTCAAAATCTGGCGGTCACAATACCCACTGCCTAACAACATCAGGAAGATCACCTACCTGACAAACGACCTGAACACCAACCATGTCGTGAAGTATGTGACACCTCTGGAGTTTGCCGACCGGCGCCCCGGGGTATATGGTCTGGTGCCGGTCATGTTCACCGTACAGAAAGACCGCAGGCTGCTGAACGGTCTGAATCTGGTACTCTGGCCCTACCCATCAACAGCCTACACCTACCGGTTCTCTTATGTCCGCCATCCCGAGGAGGTGGCAGTCTGGTCCGTCACTGACGGAAAGGTGACAACCGCTGCCGACGATGAGACGATTACTGGAACAGGGACAGCATTCCTGGAAGAGTACGCTGGTGCGCTGATCCGCATAGGCCGCGATGGAACCAACATCCCTACTGCCAAGTCAGGACTCAACCCTCGCGTGGAAGAAGCCCTGATCGATACTTATTCCAGTTCGACGATTCTGGAGGCACGTACCAACTTCACCTACACCAACACGCTGAAAGCCTACGAGATATCATCGGTGATCGACATCGATGAATCCATTATGGCCAGCTTGTTTATGCAGCAATGCTACCTCCACCTAGGCAACCGGCGTAACAAGGAAGGCAAGGAGATGTCTACCATCAACGCTGCCCGCCAGGTGTTGCTGCGTCGTGCTATCAGTAAAGCCAGCCCTGAACAGGGAATCAGTTACGCTGGCAACTTCCGCCAGTCGCCATTCTGGAGATGGTGCGATGTGGGGGTTTATTAATGGACAAACCGCCTGATGTCACAACACTGGTGAATGATTTCAAGGGGCAGTACAGCGACATCGATCCCATGGACAATCCCCAGGGAACGATGCAACTGCAACTCAACATGCTCTGCATTACGCAGGGAGAACTTACGACCAGGGGTGGATTGAAAGAAGTCACCCTGGATGCCTTGGAGTAACCATGCTGATACCTTCATTTATCCTGGGCGGTACAGCGTATGGCCTGGAAGGTGCTGTCAACAACAGTAATGTTCCCACGGCAATCAGCGGGTCGATGACGTTTCGCGTCTATGGACCGAATGGATTCATCACCAACGGTACTGCAACGCTGTTCGGTAGCCCCGATCTGACAGCCGTCTACAAGTGGTCGGTGACTACCAGTGACCCTGACTACGAACGTGGCGTGGTCTATGATGTGGTGCTCAGTTACACCGTGTCAGGCAATGCCCGCAACAGCATTCATCGGTTCATGGTGATCTAGTGCCTCTGGAATTGAGTACATACATTGGCAGGCACCGAAGAGGGCAGCGGGTATCGTTGCTACTGTGGGTACCTATCGAGCCTGATGCCACACCACAGGTGAAGGTGTATGGTTCCAGTGGCACGCTGGTAAAAACTTTGCGCATCCCCAGGAAGTCTGCCAATTTCTTTGCCATCGACCACTTTCTGGATGATGACTATGTTGATGATGTCTACGTAGCCACGATCAGATATGATGTGTCAACGGTAAGACAGCCTCAGCAGTTTCGCTATTTCCAGGTGGTCGGCGGTAGTGCCAAGGGATGTGCCATAGCCATTCATGAACTGCGCCGCCCCCTGGGCCGGGCAGTGATTACCTTGAATGAGAATGGTACCGTCAATATGGGTTACAACCCGAGGGTGGAAGGATGACCGGTGTAGCTGCCATACTGGACGGGTTCTTCAACGCAGGCACCGTGCCAACAGCGTTGTACATGGGGTTTGTCTCCTCGGCAGACTTCACCGCCTTCGATGAACCCAACGATACGATGGGTAGCCATACAGGCTGGACGGAGTTTGTGGACTACGACGAAGCAACCAGGCCGGTCTGGACACCAGGAGCGACGATTGACGGATCTCCTGCATCGGTCAGTAATCCGTCTGCCTCCGAGATCACCCCGAATGCGGTTGGTACGATCATCGGTATCTTTCTCTGTGATGATGACACTGTAGGTGGAACCACCGGCCAGTTGTATGGCCCTTGGTTCCTGGCTGAAGGCCCGCAGGCAACGGCAGTAGGTTCACCGTTCCGTGGTGATCTGAAAATCAGCCTGCGATCCAATACAGCTACTTCGTAAGGGACAACCATGCACGGACCATATCGTATTATCAGGAACGCTCCCTACCCCTTGCGCCGTAAGGACACAGGCACGACGCTAAACCTCAGCAAAGATGGTGGTGCGCTGGCTGCTGCCACGAACACACCGGCTGAAACCCCAGCCGCCTCGGGTATCTACTACAACGAGCTCACTGCTACCGAGATGTCATGCGATCATCTCTTCTATAAAGGCAATGCTGGTAATTCGCTCGACACCGGTGAGTTAATTCCAGAACCGGCATTCGACTCTGGAGTTGCTCAGGGCGGCACATCCACCACTATCACGCTCCGTGCTGCTGGACCGAGCTTTGGTCTGGTAGGAACCATGATTGAGATTGTGCGAGGGACTGGCAAAGACAGCACGCCTCGCATGATTACCGACTATGACACTACCACGAAGATAGCGACGGTACGGCCTGACTGGAGTACCACACCAGACAGTACCAGCGTCTACATCGTGTTCTGGAATCCCAAGGTTAACGTCATGCAGATCGATGGTGCTGCCTTCCCGGCTCAGGCACTATCCGAACTGTATCTGAAGAACTACAAGACAGGCACCATCAATAGCGGAAGTACCACTACTATCATCAAGACCACACTGACAGGTTACGGTACCAGCGCGTTTGTCGGCAGTTTCTTTATGTGTGGTGGTTCTACCAACTACGGCCTGATCCGTCCCATTGTCGGCTACAATACCAGTAATGGCGACATCACGGTATTCCCCGCATTCCCCTCAGCCCCCCTTAATACGGAAGGGGCTATCGTCCTGGGTGCAGGTGGCTAGGAGTCATACATGCGGTTTATTCCCTTCGGTGGCGGAAGTGGCGGGAAGCGGACCGAAGCCGCACTGACAATCAGTTTCACAGCATCAGGTGGAACGGTCGGTATCATCGGCTCGGGACTGACTACTGCCTGCCACCCTACCATGCTCACCACGTCTAATGGGACGTTCCTGTTCGCCAACGGGTACGACCCGATGAAACGCATGCGTCCTAACGAAAAGCGCATGAGTAATGCCGGTGTCCCTTCACCCAAGGCATCCTTCCGCATCCTCACTAAAGAGGAGATCGACGCCGATGGTTCCGCCCAGGTGCCACAGGAAGCATACCGTTACATTCACTACGACTACTCCGAGTTCGGCACAGTGGCCGGGAAGTGGGTAACAGGAAACCAGTTCCAGTACACCCCGCAAGGCCAACTGTCGGCCAATAAGAGACAAGCCGATTTCCTGGTACTCAAGAATGGACTGGCAGAAGGGCAGTCAGCAGAGATAGCAGGCAGCATTATCACCAGTTCATCCAGTTTCTTGCAGGCCGCACCGCGATTCCAGGTAGGTCACACCCCCACGCCAGGCGACCCGTACTACTGGGGGTTGATGCGGTTCACCGTGCGTATCGCCAACCTGACCAGTGCCAGCAACCCCCTGGGTGGAAGCCCGGTGGTCATATCAGGACGGTATCAGGCGTTCATGCGGTATGTGGACAAGGATGGGTATGTCTCCAACCCTTGCCCCATCACCCCAAGCACAGTCCTCCAATATGTCCCTTACGTGTACTACCGTGGCGTGGAGAAGCCAAGCGATCCTCGCGTGGTACGTCGCCAGATCTTCCGCAACGTGAACGGCAATAACGATGTGTACTACCTGGACATCGATACCGACGACATCACCAGTGATGATCTGGTGAGCTATAACACCGACGAACAGTTGTCGATGAACTTCGGTCAGGCAGCGTTCGACGAAAACAACTGGAACCTGTTCTATCTCTACAGTGAGCCACCGGACGATAAACCTTTCATCGCAGAGTACAAGGGATGTATCTTTGCAGCAGGCAGGCGAGTGTACACCGAAGGAAACGTGTCACTGGTCAATGGCAGCACGACAATCACAGGCATCGGTACCAGTTTCCGCAAGACCTTTGTGGGCAGAAAGATCGTGATAGGTACCAGACAGTACCCCGTCTCGGATGTAGACGAAGCAGCGCAAACGCTCGAGATCACCGAAGGGTACGATGGACCTACTGATACCTACGAGCAGTACACCATCGAACCCTATTATGCCGAGGGGAATCTCCTGGGTTTCACGGAACCGGGATACCCTGAGTCATGGCTTCCCAAGGAGCTATGGCTACAACTGCCGGAAGATGGCGATGATGTGACCGGACTGATGGTGTTTGCCAACGCCATGTGGGTACTCAAGGAACGGTCGATTTCCCAGTTCACCTTCACCACGAACCCGGCCCGAGACGGCGACTTGCAGCCTGCCTCCAGTCGCGGGTGTATCAGCCAGCGCATGGCGGTGCTGGTGCAGAACCAATGTCTGATGATGGATCGTTTGGGCATCCATGTGTTCAATGGCTCCATGCCACGATCCTACTACCAGGCTAACACCAGTCCCGATCACCTCAGCACCCCGATTGCCGATCTATTCCGCAAGGAAGGAGACGGGCTACGGATTAACTTCAACGCCAAGCGATGCTTCTGGCATGCTACCCATTGCCTAGAACTCCACCTTGTCCGGTGGTACGTGACGATGCAGGGGTACGAATACCCGCAACACTCCATCACCTACGATTACTTGCTGGATAAGTGGAGTCTGGAAGAATACCCGTTCCCGATTACCTCATCCTGCATCGGGACGCAACTCCTGGGCAGACCACTCCTCGGAGGCCACGATGGCAAAGTCTATCAGCCTGACCTTGGTTCTCTCGATGTTGTATCAGCAGGAACTACACGACATAGTATTGCCGAAGTCCAAAGCGCGTACCGGCTCGTTCTTGGCGACATACCCCCTGATTGTGTAGGCACCACCGCCGCCATTGTTAGTGGCCAAGGTCGCGGGCAACACCGTATTATTCTGGCACAAACCGATGAAAGCATCGAAGTCGATAGGCCATTCACCATACTGCCGGATACGGAAAGCCTGCTACAGATCGGAGCCATCAACTACACCCTAAAGACACCCGAGTACGACATCGGTGCATTCAGCGTGAATCAGTCCAACATGATCCGCATCAAGTACCGTCCGACCACAGTGGACATGGAAGGGTATTTACGACTCATGGAAAACAGCCGCGACTATCGAAAGATCGGGGCGAACTCCAGCCATGGGGCGTATTCCTCCAACGTCAAAGACCCCTACAACCGGACAATCCAGTTCAGCAATTTATCATCCGTGATGGACATGAACATGGATCGTACAAGGGAAGTGGATATTCCCGAAGATCATTCGCTGGCCTTAACACTGACCGGGTATACTGGTACTGACAAGCCTGTGATCCAATCAATCATGATGGCAGGATCAGCACCGGAAGGTTCTAACAAATGAACCCTGCAACCAGCACAGCGATAGCAGCACGACTGCGTAGTACGAAGTACGCCAACGCCGATGAACTGGCACAGGCTATCGTGTCTGCGATCACCGGCGTCGAGAAGAATCAGACGGCCCGTCGCGGCCTGCCCGAGGGGCAGTACGTCGATGTCAATGGTGGAACGATACTCAAGGTGGATGACCAGTCAGCCGCCAGGCAGTCTGTCAGTCTGCAAACCCCTCAGTTCATGACGCATCGGAAGCAAGGCGCGATCGCTACCAGAATGCAGCGACGGGTTGACCTGCTCACTAGGGCGGTGCCTGCGGTAGTGGTTGCGGTCAACGGGGATGGTGCAGAGGCCACGCTCACAGTGGTACTGGTTGGAGACGTACCGGCTGTATCCACAGATGACGTAACCGGAAACCTTATCCCCGGTGATCCGATATCTGGTATGAGCTCTATCGACACAGACAATCGTAATGGCACGGTACTGACTCTGCCTATGACCGGTACCCCTTTTGCCGGAACGGGAGGCAGTGATACCGGAACAAAGATACCAGCGGTTGGTGCCACGGTCATGGTCAATATGACAGACCAGAGTGAAAAGCGGAATACGTGGCACCGGCGAGGAACGGTCAATTTCCCCCGAGTTACCAGTATTACTGGTGCCAGCAGCGCCGCACTCGTTAATGGATTCTGCTGCACTGAGACAGGCAATCCGCCCGGTGGGACATAGCAGTGGCGAAATGCCTTGTGTTTAGGTAGAATCACAAGCACAAGAGGAGCCACCTAATGCCAGGACAATTCGGCGTATTCGACCCAGGTACCAAGTTTGGCTTCCTGCCTGGATCTCAGGTAGCAGGCTCGGCACTGTATGGACCCCAATACCAGGGCGTCTACGGTGCCGTGGCTCCTCCTGACTTCCTCAAAGTCGCACAGATGGAGTCCATGCGGCAGGATATGGGGCTCAAGCAGGATAAGTTCGATCTGCTGAAGGGTTTCCTGAACAGTTATAAGCCTGGTAATATGTTTGGCTCAGGCAGCATGAGTACCTCCTACCCATCACTTCCAACCCCCAACTACGTCAATGCTGCACCGGTCTGGTCGCAGCAACAGATCGATGCACAAGCCGGTTTACAGCGGGCCAACCTGATAGGGCAGGCTCAGTCATCCAGCAGGCAGTTCCAGCAAGGACTGGCTGGGCGGGGGTTCAGTCCGCTTTCACCCATCGGTGGGTTCATGGAACAGAACAACCTGATGCGAGCAGCCAGCGGTGCCGCATCCAATGAGACAAACCTGAACTTCAATGCTGCCAAGGCCAACTCAGATGCCCGCTTGGCGGCACAGGGTATCAACTCCGACCTTTACGGGAAGTATGTGTCAGCGCTGGGGAACCAGCGTAATACCCAGGCTGATCTCGATCTGAAGCGAATGGGAATGCAGTATGACCTGTTCAACAGCATCCTCCGAGGCATTATGTAATGCTGAGATACGCACCAGATCACCCGTTCTTCAACCCTGCGGTGGATATTAACCCATTCGCAGGTATGCCTGGGCAGCAGACCGTTGCTTCAGGCAATAGTTATGGCATGGGGATGGGCGGGATGAACGGCATGGGTGGAGTGACGGTAGGAAGCGGTGGCTATGACACCTACCGTTTCTTCCGCAGGAATAACGACATGCCGACCGAGCGGCCACCACGGGTAGGTAGTGGCAGCTTCCTTTCACGATTGAATCCTAACAATGGTATTTATGGCGACTACCTCAGTCGCCTGACTACCACCGGCAGGCTGGGGCAACCGCAGGTATCGTTGCCATATGGGCCAGCAGGAGGAACGTAATGTTCTTCGATGATGCATATCCAGTAGAGACAGAAGAAGAACGACGCCGCAGGATGGCCGCACAACTTACACCTACCCCGAGTGTCCTTGGGAATGGTGCATTTGGTTCGTTCCTTGGTGCATCAGCAAGCCCTGCTGCGCAGGTGCAGCAAGCAGTTGCAGCAGCACCAGCAGTAGCACCACCAGATGAAGCCACGGTACGTAACTATCTGAACAGATTCTTTGGTGTACCTTCGCTGGACGAGCAACTAAAGGCAAGCATGCCATCTCCCCCAGTGCCATCACCATCACCTGACACCTATCAGCACTACTCTGCCACCGCTGCTCCGGCACTGCCGGAAGTCGCTGCGGCCCAAGCTGCAAGAATCAACTCGGCATTCGATCAGGGCAATCGAGTGTACATCAATGATGGTACTGCCCCTGTTGCTGCTCCCATGGGACCGGGAGCAGGATATACCAGGCAAGGCATGGATGGGATGATGCGTCCCATCGCTCACCCCACGGACATGGACTATGGCACACGCCTTGCCATGGACCCGTACACCAATCCGTTCATACAGGACGGAATCCGCCAGCACGAACGCAAGATGGAGTTGCAGGCACAGGCAATCAACGGGGAGTTACTCAAGGCACAGATGCTCAATGGCGGGCGCAACGATTCTGCCATGGAACGCAACCTGATTCGCGGTCTGCAAATCTCTGGCGATCCCCGCCTGCCATCCACCACACGTAACACCATCATTGACAGCCTGCAACTGCCCGACAAAGACAAGGAAATGATGAAACTGGACGCTGCCATGACGCAGCTTGGACCCAACAAGGAACCCATCGAAATCAGTCCAGTCAAGATCACCTCACGGGATAAGGAAGGCCGGGCTACGGGCAGAACCATCGATATGACAGAGTTCTTGAGCCGTGTTCCTAAAGGGGTGTCACAGGAAACGCTGTTAGATTATCTGAAAGAACGCCGTGGTATGACGCGAGATGACATCGTTTCACATCTGGCAGGCATCTACGACGAAGCCTCTAAAGGCCCAATCGTTAATGTCCCTGGTGCTCCCACAACAACAGGCGACATCAAGCTGGAACGCCTTTCACCAGCACGACGCAAAGAGCATGATCTCATCATGCAGTTCCTCGGCAGGAGATAGCCGATGGCCCTGGAAGATTACGCCTACGATGGTGTCAGTGCGCGCGATGTACTCGACATTAACAACGAAACCGTCCTGACCAGGCTGGCGAGGGAGGCGTTGCCTCCTCTTGCATGGTTAGGGGAAACACTCGATAAACCAGGGCGTGCTGTACGTGGTTTACTGGCCGGACAGCCAGGCGAACTGCTCAATCTGATACCTTTCTCAGATACGCTCGGCATCACCGACCCTGCCAACACAGTCACAGGCCGCGATCTGCTACGCAAGGCAGGGATCGCTGGGCAAGAAGATACATGGGGCAACTGGCTGGGCGGTCTTGGTCTGGAAATCGCACTGGATCCGCTGAACTTTGTGACGCTAGGTACAAAGAGTTCTTTGTCAGCGCTCGGTAGAGATGCTCTCAAGGAAGGTGGAACAGGACTGGCCAAGACCGCAGCAGAGCGTATCGCGGCCAAGCAGTCTGGTCTGATGGGACTGCGTACCCCCTGGTATACGGACATCATGGGACTGCCCAGCGGCAACATGTTGTTAGGCACAGGTGCCAAGGCTGAATACCTGGCCGGTCAAGGTCTGACAGATGCACGTAGCTTCATTGATAAATTCGCGGCAGGCCGAACGGTTACAGGTGCCTTTGATAAAGCCAACGCTATTCGCCAAACACTGTTTACCCCTGGTGCCGGGTATTCCATGGACCCACGGATTACCGGTACATCGGCCCGGGTAGCCAACGAAACTGAGGACGCTGTTCGTGCTGCCACCCTGGCTCAAAGGATGGAGATAACGGATCAGGCCCGGGTAGCTCACGAATATCTCGCTGCGCATGGCGTACCACCACAGGTAGCCGAGGATGCCATCGGCAGGGCTGTGACGTTCAGGGCAGAAGTGGCTGACCCACGCTACTATCAACCCAAAGATGTACTCAAGGAGTTCCTGCATAGTGACGATGGGGTACGGTACGCCGATGCGCTGGCAGCGAAAACACCTACTGGTTATGGTGCAGCCGGGCAGGCCGCAGAATCACTGCACAAGACAAGCGATGAAATCATCAGGGGGTTCGATGATCTTGTCAAACCCATAGCCGAGAACCGAACGATTTTCGATCAACTGTACGATCTGCAAACACAGGCCGGTGTGAAGATCAATGAGTATGGATCGGACTACGGTAACCAGTATGTAGCACGCCAGTCACAGGCATCAGGTGGTGCGCGTAAACCGCAGACCAAAGCACGCACCCTGCCACAGAATGTACTCCCAGGTGGTGGTGTACAACTGGACGATCTGGTGAACGATAAGCGTATTGCTGGTATTGCTACTGCTCCTATTCCAGACGGGGTATCACGCCAGTTACACATGCAGAATGTCAAGAACACCATTAAGCAGGTAGCGGACGAGATCGAGCAGAACGCCATCAAGGCACGCAACCTGAAGTATGGTGAGCCAGTACCTACGCCGATGCAGGCACAGCCTGCACCGCCAGTAGCACAGCAGGCAGAAGTATTAAACAAAAGTGTGCGAGCCAAGCAGGCCAGCGGCGCGATCGAGCATATGGCCGAGGTCTCAAAGTTCTCTGCCGATGATTTCCTTGAAGCTATCAAGGGTAAGCCACTGACATCGCCTGACACGATCAAGGCGCTGGCAGAGCATATGCCACACCTCAGTGATGAGGCATCCACCGGTCTGCTGACGCAACTGTATACCGAACTGGAACTAGCTGGCCCCAAGCGGCTCCGCAAGATCGCCGATGCGATTGGCGCTAAGGGAGCAGACCCGATCTTAGGTGAGTCGGCATCTGATAATATCATCATGAAACTGATGGAGGCAAAGCAGCCTACGGCAGCACCAGTGGCTCCTGTCACTGCACCGACAGTGAAGCCTGCCGAGGTGGTTAAGCCATCACTTGATATACCCGAACCGCAATATCCCAAAGACCTGACAGATGCAGCGATCAAACGTGATTCCAACAAACTGGCCAAGTTCCTGGCCAAGTTGCCACAGGAGCAGGTAGAACAGGGGCGAGGATTCTACCGGAACGATGTGATCGGGGGGATGACGCAGTATTCCGATAACGCAGCCACCATGGCTGGTCGTGGCAAGGCAGCGCTGACGGTACTGGCAGAGCAGATCGTTCCAGAAAAGGTAGTCAAACAGAACCCCGGCAACTATGTGAACCTGGCTGATGCACTAAAAGAAACGGGCCTGACCGGGATCAAGAAAGAGTCTACGGTAGCGGGCGATGTGTACCACGCAGGCGGTAAGGTGACGCTGGTAGATCTGCTGAGCGAGAAAGGTATCACATCGCTCAGGTCAAACGGACAACCGATGTTTGCCGAGCATGTCAATGATGTGCTCAAGAACCAGTATGTGCCGAAGAACCTTGTCGAGAAACTGGCGGTAGACATCAAAGGCCCGGGATACATGCAGGCCAGCGGGGCAAGGCAGTTCCTGGATGATGCTACCTCCACCATCCGGTCGTGGCTTACCCTGCCATGGATCCCGTTCCACACCCGCAACATGCTGGAAGGATTCACTCAGCAGGGCATTACTGGTGGACTGGGCAAGGAAAGCGTGGCCGATGCTGCCATGTACCTTGCTGGTGCGGTCAAGGATACGGCCAAGAAAGCGGAACTGGACAAGTTGGCCAATGAGGCGTTCAACCTGAAAGCAGCTTTCCGTCACCAGGCAACGGAGATGATTGGTTCCTCGGTGCTTGGGAAGGAAGCCAAGACGCTCAAGCCCTGGGTGACGCAGGGTGAAGGTACTATCTTGGGTGCCACCAGGGAGTGGCTGGAAGGATTCAAGCCTGCCAATGTTGCTAAGCGTGGCGAGAAGTACGCTACCCTCAACCCCGAGAAGTCAGCGATTATTCAGCAGGCAGCGAAGGTATCGCAAGCCGGTGATGATCTGCAACGCTTCAGCCAGTACATCGGGCTCAGGCGGCAGGGGATGGCACCTGACGTAGCAGCCAAGATGGTGACGGATGCCCACTTGGATTACACCAAGCTCACCCCGTTTGAGAGGGACATCGCCCGCCCCCTGATCCCGTTCTACTCCTTCTCAAGGAGGAACATTGAGCGTATGGCGGGGCAGATGAGTAACCCCGGCCCTCTGTCCTCACTTGCTAGAGCCGTTACCAGTTCTAGCGAATACGTGCCGGGGTTCGTGGGCGCAGGTGTATTCCCCATCCCCGGTGGTGAGGACGGCAAGCAGCGGTACATGTCGGGATTCAGTATGCCGTTTGAGGATGAACTCTTCTCCTCACTGGTATCACTGGCATCAGGAAACCTGCGTGATGCGGCACGCCGAGGAGCTCAGACACTCAACCCCCTGGCTAAACTCCCGATCACGCTGGCAACCAATACCGATCTGTACTCAGGGCGAAGCCTGGATGATATGAAGCCGACCGGGCTGGCATCTTTATTCCCAGGTACCAGCGGCAATGTTGTGTCACAGATGGTCAGTGCCACCCCACTGGGCAGGCTCGCTAATACTGTGAATAGTGCCGTCTCGGGACGAGATCAAAACATCCTCCTGAAACTGCTGACTGGCATCAGGACTACCGATGTGGATAGTGAACTGGCCTTGCAGGATGCCGCCAAGGCAGGATTGGCCAAGGTTATTAAGCGCACTGGCATGGTGTCAGCCAGTGAGAGTCTCTACCCACGGCAGGAGTACCGGGGCGAGAACGAACCGGAAAGCCTCAAGTCGCTGCTCGATTCCATGCAGCAACTCAACAAGAGGGGGCAGGATATGCGACGTGGACGGGCAGTAACGCCTTGAAATGACTAACAGATATGGTACATTCACACCATACTAAACCCCTGTGAAGTCGTTCCCTGAGCGCCGATACTCTGAGTCGTTAACAGACAAGCGACGTTGAAGGGTTAAGGATGGTAGGGAAATCCGAACGCATGAATGATCGGTGCGGGAGGTAGACGGCGACAGATCAACCGGCATGCCAACGAGCCGGAAGCCATACAAGCCTCATGCTGTAAAGGGTACGTTGGGCGCACCGGGATGGAGAAGCGGCATCTCGTTTGGCTCATAACCATAAGATCGTGGGTTCGAGTCCCACTCCCGGCACTAGGGCAAGTTGTTACTTTTACAGGAGTC